TTGTGGTGTCGGGGATGTGTATAAGGGACTGTTTTAAAGGTTCGTTTCGTTTTGGGTTCGGTTCTAAGCAAGATAAAAACTTTTTGAGCACTACTAAGAATGCCAGCTAAAAAAAAACAACTACACATTACTGATGTTAAGCAGCTTGAAAAGATTTCATTTGCTGGAAGAGTGCTTGCAGAATTGCGCGGTGTTACTAGCAGAGCTGTTGAACGCGGAGCCGATCCCGATGATGAAAATTATATTGGAATAAAAAAAGTTGAACACGGCAAGTATGAAGCGCGCCACTCGCTGTTTGTTCTGTTCAGAGATTTAAAAAGACAAGTTGATGAAGCAAAAAGAAGCAACAGCAATGCCCGCGAATTTAATCTTCAATTGGATGCAGAAAAAAAACAACTGGAACTTGCCGAGAAACAAAAAGAACTAATTAAGGTTGATGATGTTGTTGTAATGTTCGAAAAAATATTAACGAGCAGCACCAGCAAAACAGCACAAAGCCGAAAGCTTGCAGCACCAAAATTACTACTGGCAAAAGATGATAAAGAAGTAAACACCATTTTAGAGAAAAGAGATAACGAGCTGACAAATGATCTCACAACAACAATTACGAACATCCTCCAAAGCATGGCTGAATCTGCTGGTAAAGATTACACCAATACTAGAACAGCTAAAGCCAAGGGCCGAAGAAAATCTAAGTGATTGGGCAACTAAGAATTTTTACTTAAGCAGTGAATATTCTTCTTACGAGCTTTACAATTACGAGCGCCGTCCATATCAAAAGGAAGTGCTGGACGCGATTGGAGATAGGGCAAACGAAAAGGTTGTAATTGTTTCCGCTACACAGATGATGAAAACTATGATGCTAATGATTGCCTCTGCAAACCGAATCAAAAATAACCCGGGCGCAATACTCCATGTAATGGATACAATTATCAATGCTACTAAATACAGCCGCCAGCGCTTGGAGCCGATGATACACGATAACCAATATTTGAACCGCTTGATTCAAGAAGTAAAGCCAAAGAAAGCCGACACTGTTTTAATGAAAAAGTTTGTTGGCGGGTTACTAACAATAGTCGGTGCAAACAGTAGCAGCGGTTTAATCTTTACTTCCGCGCGGGATCTGTTTCTTGATGAAGTTGACAGCTACCCGATCAACGTTAGCGATTTTGGAGATCCCGTTGAGCTGGCAATAAAAAGAACAACAGAGTTTGAGGACCGGCAAATAATTATGGCTAGTTCTCCCGGAAACGAAGGTACAAGCCGCATCTGGCCGGAGTTTGAACTAACTGACCAGAGATACTTCTTTGTGCCGTGTCCGCATTGTAATGAATTACAAAAGCTGGAATTTGGCGGCCATGATAAAGACTATGGTTTGAAGTGGAAGAATAACGATTCCGCAACAACATATTATTTATGCGTTCAGTGTCATCAAGAAATTTATAACCGTGAAAAATACTGGATGCTATCGCAAGGCAGTTGGCGCAAAACTTATCCGGAAAGAATTAACCGGCCGGGCTTCCATATCAATCGTTTATACTCTCCATCCAGCACAACCAGCTGGGACCGCATTGTTGAAGACTGGATGATTGCGCGCAAGTTCAGCAAACAAGGCGATCACGAACGGCTAAAGGTTTTTATCAATACAGTACTTGCAGAACTATGGACACCGCGTTACGATACTCCAAAGAAAGAAGTACTGCTGCAGCGTGTAGAAGATTATTACTCCGCAAACAAACCACAGATCCCGGGCAAGGTTTGTTTCTTAACTGCGTTTGTGGATGTTCAAGATACATGGCTTTACTTAAAAGTTAAGGGGTGGAGTATATCAGAGGAATCTTGGCTGATCGAAGAGAGGACATTCCAAGGCAACCCAACTTTGCAAATGGTTTGGAATGAGCTGGATGTATATCTAACAAAAGCTTACCAGCATCCGCTCGGTTTGAATCTTCACATTAGTGTAATTGGTGTTGATACCGGTGGTCATCACTCCGATGCAGTCTATGCTTTTGTGAAACCAAGGTTAATCCGCAGATTGAACAACGGAGCCATTCAAAAGTTTTACGCTACCAAAGGATGGAACACTTACGGTAAACCAATTACAGATTACAAACAGCATTTAAATAATAAGGGAAACATTCCGCTATTTTTAATTGGTACGGACACCGCAAAGGAAGTAATCTTTAACCGCTTGGCTATTGAAAACGAAGAGAAGACCGGACCCGGTTACATGCACTTTAATCACTTTGCAACCGCAGAATATTTTGAAGGATTGTTCTCTGAAACTATTGTAAGAGATAAAAGCACCGGGCAAGCAAAGTGGATTAAAACTTTTGAGCGTAATGAACCTCTGGACGGCGAGGTTGGCAATTTATTTGTACTGCGTTTAAGCCGCGCAAACTTGCTGAACATTACAGAAGATTTAATGAAGCTGGCCGATAAAGCGAAGCAAGGAAATCTTTTTAGCGAACAACAAGAACAAAAACCACCACAGCGGCAATCGTGGGTAGATTCGTGGAAGCTGTAATGAACTTGCAATTATTAAAACGAAATATTAAGTTTCCGCCGTCTGAAGTACAAGGCGGGAATACCGCACCGTTATTGCGGTTGTTTTGTTTTAAAGAAAACACAACAACCCAAGATTCCGCACATCGTGAGGTGTGTGGGTGTTACCTTGTAGCACAGACAAATCTTGGGTTTTCATTTTGTCTAAACTACAAGGAGTCAGTCATGTGTACGTCTAACACTAGCTGTAACAATTGCCCTCTTACAGAAAATCCAATTGATCATCTTCAAGCAAAACTAAGCATGTTAGATTTTGCTATTGAAGGTGCAACAAATCTTTTATCAGATCAGCAAAGCGGCTACCCGCAAACCTACGCCAGCGGATTAAAACAAATTTGGTATGAAGCTGACCAAGCTATTAAACGTTATGTAGAATCGAAGGGGGACATCAATGGACTGGTTTGAAACTAGGAAAGGGGACAACAGAATTATTGATAAGAGCAATGGTTATGTTTTAGTTTATTGCCCAAATCATCCGAGCAAGAATGAGAAATTCTGTTATGTAAGGGAACACCGCTATATAATGGAAAAGTATCTTAATCGTTTTTTGGATAAGGACGAAACAGTCCACCATAAGAACGGTGATAAAACAGATAATCGAATTGAGAACTTGGAGTTAATCTCAAATAAAGAACATGCTAAAAAACATTTTCACGAAATAAAAGATCACCCAATAACAAAGTATGTTCAGAATAAAAAACATTTGCGTTTTAAGATACAGTGCGCATGTGGTTGCGGGACGTGGATTGAAAATTATGATAAGAAAAGTCGCCCTAAAAAATTTGTAAGTGGGCACAATATGAAAGCTAAACTAGTTGAGGCATCAAATGTCTAACAAAATATTTATGGAAAAAGGTTCAGACGGAATGTGCTACCCTTTAAGCTACTGGAAAGAAAATGTGTTCGAGTTTGAACGTGAATACATTTTGGAAGAAATGAAAGTTGAGTATGGAAACGGTTTATTCTTCTGCACTGTAAATGAAACTTGCGGCGATGTTGGCGATATGTACAATAGCTGCGGGAATGATTGCGCGGATTATGAACCGCGCAACGGTAAAAGCGGAAGATGCAGACACAGTAAAAATACTTACGGACCAACCGGCAAAGTTTTTAGACTGACAAAAGGAAAAAAGTTAATCGAAATAAAGTGAGGTAGTTATGGCACTGCATGTTAAACTTGATACCGATACTCCAATAAGAATCAGCAAGGAAAGCAATGAAAAACTTTCTGAGATTTTGGAACATCCTTCTTTGGAAAGATTCCCGGTAAACAAAAGAAATTTTGTTAATACATTACTTGAATATCACGAAGTTGATGAACTTGTAGATATGTATAAAAATGCATTGTTAAATCCAAGAAGACAATCCGGCTGAGAGTCTATCTCTCAGCCTTGCATGTTTTAGCACACACAGAACACACACGAAACATACCGTTTTAAAATTATTTTTTAAATAAAATACGCGCGTGAGAAATTAACCTATAAGTTGATTTTCTAAACGAACCATTAAAACATTGGTTTACGCGCAATGGAAATTACAAGTCAAGACCTAATAGCCGGTACTACCTTCTCCTTCACGGAATCATTCGATGATTATCCATCCAGCGATTACGATTGCCAATTAGTGTTAAAAAAGGGAAGCGATTCTCCATTTCCGATTGACGGTACTGCGGATGGTTCCGATGGTTTTGATTTTCTTGCAGATGCAGAGGAAACCGCTAAACTTTCCAACGGCACTTACGATTTTCAATTCATCTTTACTGCTAAAACCGGAGGCAAGGTTTCTGCACCGCGCCAGTTTACCGGATCCGTACCGGTTACAGCTCTTCTCTCCAGCAACGAAGATACACGCAGCGATGATCAGATTGTTTTGGATTCTCTTAAAGCCGCGCGCAAAAGAATTGCCGAGCGCGATTATGAAAGCATGGGCAGTAATGGAAAACAAGCTCAGTTCAAAAGACTGCAAGAAATTGATTCTCAAATTCTCCGTTTAGAACGCAAGCTTGGTTATTCAATTCAACCACGTGTAATAACATCTTTTGGATGATATGAATCTTTTTGAAAACATAGCGTCCCGTTTCGGGCTTGTTTCTAAAAATGAATATATAGCCAAAACAGAATTTGAAGCTGTTAAAAATTCTGTTGATACTCTTCAGAATGCTTTGAACGAAATCACTTCTCAGCGTGGATTTTCGGCAGCACAAAATACAAACTTAACTTCCGATTGGACTGACATTTACGATACAATCAACGGCTCACTTTATAAAGGTCTGGTGAGTTTGCGTAATAGAAGCCGCTGGCTTGCGCAAAATGATGTTTGGGCTGTTAAGTATTTGAAGATGCTTAAGAAGCATGTTATTGGGCCGGATGGTTTTATTCTGCGCAACAACGCAACAGAAATGGTTAAGCAGCCAGACGGTACTTGGAAACGGCAGTATGATAAAGTTGCCAACATGATTATTCAAGAAGCTTTTGAAGATTGGTGTCTGCCGGAAAATTGCGGAGTTACAGAGCAGCTTGTATTCCGTGAAATGAACAACATCATCATTACGCAAATTGCAACTGATGGGGATGTGCTTGTTAAGCCGGTGCGGGATACCAGCTATAAATATGGCTACAAACTACAGCTTATTAAATCCGATTTTCTTGATGAATCCTTTAACGGTGTTTTGCCAAACGGCAACATGGTTGTGCTTGGTGTAGAATTAACTTCCTACTTAAAGCCGGTTGCATACTGGTTAAAAAAATCAGATCCTTTTTTTGCAATGATGTATGGCGTTTCATTTTTGCAAGGTCACTATCGTGTGCCGATGTATGATGACAATGGAATGCTTCAGCTGAAGCTTTTATTTGTTCAAGAAATTTCCGATCAAGTACGCGGCGTTCCTTGGTTTGCGCCGGTTGCAATCCGTACAAAAATGTTTTCCGGTTACGAAGAAGCAATTTTAGTTGATGCCCGCACAGCTGCCAACCGCACTATTAAGTATGAGTATAAAGACAATGCTGTTGGTGATGAAATGAACGCTGCCAACATAGGCGGTCAGTATGCTGTTGATGCTAACGGAAAGAAAGATCCTTCTTTGTTAATTCAGCCATCCATGCCGGGTGAAGCTTTAATAGTTCCTAAAGGAATGGAGGCCGGGGTAATAGATTATAAATCTCCGAGCGGTAAAGAAGGGGAATTCCAGAAATGGGCAATAAGAGGTATAGCCTCTGCGCTCGATGTTTCCTTCATTGCGCTTGCTAATAATTACGAAGCTGTTAACTACACATCCAGCAGAACAAATCTTTTAGATGAACGGGACACTTGGAAAGGTCTTCATTCTTGGATGCGCGATCACTTCCTTAATTGGAACTTTGCCGAGTTTCTAAAAATGGGTTTAATGACTCAATCCATTCCGCTGCCTCTTTCCAAATTCGAAAAGTTTAACAAGCCATGGTTCCAAGGCCGTGCATGGAAGTGGGTATCTCCTAAAGATGAAGCTGAAGCAATCTTGTTAATGCTTGCAAACGATGCTTGGCTATTCGAAGAATTCTTAGCAGAAAACGGATGGAGCTTGGAAGAGTTTATCGAAAAGAAAAAAGCCGAGAAAGATGCTTTTACCGCTGCGGGTTTAACATTCCCCGGTAGTAACTACAAACAAATGGCACCGGTACAGAAAGAACCGGAACCAGCTGCTGACCCAAAGAAGAACGGTAAAGCCGTTGTTGTACAAAATTGAATAAATGATAGGTGAATAAAATGAATGTAAAAATTGAAGGACTCGAACTTGATCAACTGAACCCGCATGAGTTTGGCGGTATGTGCAGCCGTGCAACTGCTGTTTTACATCGTGCTGAGGGTAAGTCTCTGGATGATGGTATTGACACCATTGCAACTACAGACGCACCGGCAAAAGTTATTGATTGGACTCGCTGGGAAATGATTCGCGAAATACTCCCGATGCGCTATTGCGTTAAACCGGAAAATGATAAAGCTGTTTTGCTTGATGCGCACAGCCGCTGGTCTGTTGCCGATGCTAAAGGCAGCGCCCGAAATTGGGAAACCAATGAACATGAATTGCTTTGCAAAACTTTTGTGAGTGTTGCTGAACCACAAGTCCGCCAAAAAGTTGAAGACGGTACAATTGATTCTGTTTCTATTGGTTACGAAACCGATAAAACCCAGACTGTAGAAATACCAAAAGGCAAGTCAGTTATTGTTGATGGTGTTGAATATAAAAATGAATATGAAGACGACACACCTTTGGTAGTGCGTACTTGGTGGAAAGTAAAAGAATTGTCATTAGTTCCAATTGGCGCAGACGCTGCAGCAAAATTAAAACGTGCTATGACGGAAGGCATTAAAGCTGACGATCCCGATCTGCAAAAAATTCTCAATAACATTTTGGCTAGTCAGAAAAGTTTACAAGAACAAATCACAATTAATCAATCTAAAGGAGGTCTCCCAATGGCAGAGACAAAAGAAGTAACTCAAGAGCAGCTCCGCGCGGAAGCTATTGCGGAGATTCTAGAAGCATCCGAAAATTATTCTGATGCTGGAAAAGACTTGGCCAAAGCAACGGTCAAAGAAATTCGCGAAGGGAAAGAAGTTGATGCGAACACAGTTAAAACTTATTTGTTAAAAGCCACAGATTTGTTAATTAAATCCGGCGGCGGTTCAAACAAACCACTTAACAATCTTGGAATGAGCGGAAAGGAATTGGAAGATTATTCAGCTACTCGTGCAATCCAAACATTGGCTAGTGGCAAGCGATCTGGTTTAGAGTTTGAAATCAGCGATACTCTTGAAAAAATGACTGGCGATGTTTGTAAAGCTGGTGAAATCTTAACTCCAAATGATGTGCGTAACGCTGCTCTTCTTAGAGCATTCCCGGAATATTTTGAGCGCGCTCACTCCATGGGCACAACAACTGAAGGCGGCTATTTAGTTCAGCCTACTTACCGTGGCGATATGTTGAAAGAAGTTCTTCGGAACGATACTGTTCTTGGAAGACTTGGTGCAACAATCATCACCGGTCTAAAAGGTCAGTTTCAAATGCCGAAAATTGTTTCCGGTTTAACAATGTATAACGTTGCAGAAAATACTGCTGCAACTACTTCTTACGTTGTTGTTGGTTTGGAAACAGTTGATCAAAAAAGAATGAGCGGAAATACCAAGTATGGCCGCCAAATGTTTATGAACATCGATCCAAGCGTAGGCGGGTTCGACCAATTGTTGATTAGAGACCTTTATAATTCTGCTGATGTTAAGTTGGATTACGATGGTATTAACGGTGATGGACTTGGTAATAATCCATCCGGCTTCTTGTCTTTAACTGGTCCAGCAGCTGCAACACTTTCAACAATTGGTTGGAAACAGATCGTCAACTTCCAGCGCCTTATTGCTAAAGCAAAAGGACGTGAGGAGGACCTCAAGTGGGGAATGTCTGTTGATGTTAAATCTGTTCTTGACATTACACCAAAAGTTTCCGGCCAAGCTATAATGCTACGTGAAAACAAATTGGTCAATAATTATGCTTGCGAATCATCTAATCAATTCCCGGATGCTGCTGCAGCGCTTGGTTTCTGGCCGGAATTCTTTGTCCTTTTATGGGGAACTGAAAAGCTTTCTATTGCTGATCAGCCTTCTCATAAATCAGATGAAATTGAAATTTCACTTCACCGTTATGGCAATTTCTTTTTAAGAAGCTCTGAATCTTTTGCAGCTGCGGAAAATGCAGCAATTGATATTTGGAATGTTGACTAGAATTAACGCCGGGCGGTGCGTAACCGCCCAAACTTTTTATAAACTAATTAAGCGAGAATAAAATGGAACTGATTGTAAAACCAAAAATTACTCCTTGGGATGAAGCAACTATCAACAAAGTTGAAACCTTCAAGGTATTCAAACCAACTCGCATCAATACTAATGATGGTAAAGGATGCCGCCCCTATAAAAAGGGAGAAGAAGTAAGCCTCAGCGGAAGCGCAAAGAAAGATTTGTATTTCCAAAACAAAATCTTTTATCCGGAAGATTTTGAAAAAGTTGTAGCATTTGAAAAAGCATCAAAGAAAAATTTTGAAGCTTCTGCAAATGAAGCTGCAACAGAACACAATGTTGCTAACCCGGGTGCAAAGAAACTTGCTGAAGAAAATGCTGCGTTAAAAAATCAGATTGGCGAATTATCCAAAAGCAATACTGATTTACAAAAGCAGTTTGCCGATCTAGCTGCAACAGTTGAAGAATTAAAGAAAAACAAAAAGTAATTCAAAGTAAAAGTTATTTCTCTTCATCATGGATGAAGAGTGTACACGGTTTTACCAAAAAACAAAATAGGAGATACTCCCTTGAAAACACTCAAATTCATTTCGGTTGCTTTATTGCTGTTTGTTGCGGTGGCGCGGCCAACATTTGCGCAAACTACAACCGACAACATGGCAAAGTACACCATGGAAAACGGTCTTGCCTTAAAGTGGACCGACATAACAATCGATTCTGCGGGCACGGCTTGGAGCCAAACTCTCGATCTCACCGGTTATGATAACTACGCGTGGACAACCGACGGCGTTGGTTACGGCGGTAAAGCTACCACTGCGGCAAGCAATCCTAAACTGCTGCTGGATTATTGGGTCTGCTACTCGGATCCCGATGTAAACGCAAATTGGATTCTCGCAAACGACAGCTTGCTGACAATAAATGCAACGACTGTTTTTAGCGGATCAATTACTGCAAGACTTACAACAAAAGCCCCTTACATAAAATTTAAGCTTACAAATATTGCGACCGGTAAAGCAGTCACAGATCTAGACCTTGGATTGTATTTCATCAAAAAGGATGAGCTCTAATCCGCCATCCGAAAGTTTGGCGGATTAAGAGTAAGTCTAATTACTCAATACTCATTACTAAATACTAGGTAGCAAAGTGATTCAAGAAACCGACATATTTTTTAACACTAACGATTTTGCAGAGCCGTTTCTGGTAACTCCAGTAAGCGGCTCAGCTCGTACAATCAACGGAGTGTGGATTTCCGAAAATGCACCGCAGTCTGTTGGTGATGCAACAGTCTTTAATGATTCTCCGCGTGTCGAGTTTCCAACTGCTAAGAGTACCGATCTTGTTAAAAAAAGTTCTATCAAAAGAAAAAGCACAAACGAAATATTTTATGTGATCGATCCCGGTGTGGATATGGATGGATGCACAGTTAAAACATTAAGCCGGGTTATGCCATGAGCGCACCGGTAAACGCAGCGGCCAGCTTTGCAGATCTGCTTAAGAGCAGATTTCTTCTTATTACAGCGGGTTCAAATTACAATTACACTTATGCCGATTTGGTTTATGTAAACCATGGCGCACCGCTTGATGAAGGTGTAAACATTTTAAAAGGTACTGAAGAAAAGTTGTTCCAAGATTCCAGCAAAACATACGATTACTGTAAGGCCCCGATTGATATTGACATCGTAACAAAAAACAATTTGAAAGATGCAGATTTGGTTGTTGCGGATCTGCTTAAGAGCATTGGCTCTAATCCAAGTTTCACCGGCACAGCTATTAACACGGAATACATTAACACACTAAGCAACGTGCCGGACCAAGAAGGAAATTTAATTGCGCATAGAAGAATACAAATAGAAGTCTACTTTAGAAAAATTGCTTGGAATGTGTGAAGCGGGCAATAGTAAATAGGCAACAGTTGCTAATGCCTAGTGCCTAATCACTACTGCCTAAATAGAGTTTAACATAGGAGATTTACAAAATGAAAAAGATTGATTTAACCGTTACCAGCTCACGCCCGGATATCGAAGTTATTAGCCGCAAGCCCGGTGCTTACGTTGTAACTAAAACCGGAATAGAACCGGATCTGAATGATCATGCAATGGTGCAAAGAGCTGGCAACAGTGAAAAGGCAATAGGCAATAAAGATGAAGCACAGGCAATAGGCAAAACAGAATCAGAAAAAGAAAGCGTGTAGGCAATAGGCAACAGTTGCTAATGCCTTGTGCCTAATCACTACTGCCTAAAAAGTTTTAACATAGGAGATTCAAAAAATGGAACTAAAAAGATCAGTCCTTTTCGCCAAGATTGAAGGTACAAAAAACACAGACCCAACTCCGGTAGCCGCGTCTGATGCTATCGAGATTCACGGCGACCCGACCTTTGAACTAGTAACCAAACCGGTGCAGAGAACAAAGCTTCTTGCATCGTTTGGCGAGCAAGCACCTTTAATTATTGGTGAAGCTTACAAGTTGAGCGGATTAAAAATACCATTCAAAGCAAGCGGTGCAGCCGGTACAGCTCCGCGCATTGGTGTGTTTTTACGCGGTCTCGGTTTTGCTCAAACAATCAGCGCTGGTGTATCTGTTACATACGCGCTTCATTCCAGTTATGATACTGAAACTTTTGCAATCTACTTCTGGATGGGCGGTAAGAAACACATTATGCTTGGCTGCGTTTGCGCTTCTGGCAAACTAGACTGGCAAGCCGGAGAAATTAAATATCTGGATTGCGATGTTATTGGAATGTACGGCGGAACAATTGCGGATGTAACTTTCCCCACTCCAACATTCGAAAGCACTCTTCCGGAGATCTGGCAGAATGCAAACTTTGCTTTATCTGTTGGCGGCTCTGCTGTTTCAAACATCGAGATCACAAAAATGGGATTTGATCTTGGTGTTGAAACTGCTAAGCGTCTCGATCCAAACGGCGCTTACGGAATCAATCAGTATTACATTAAGGACCGCAAATCCAAATGTAATCTCGATCCGTTCCAGCTGGATCTTTCCGATTTCAATCCTTACACAATACACACCGCGCAGTCAATTGTAGCATTCGAAACAAAACCAACTGCCAGCGCCGGTTCAATTATGGAGTTAACCTTTGCCGGTTACGGATTGGAAGTTCCAAAGGCTGGCGAACGTGACGGCATCTTAACATGGGATCTGTCTTTAAAAGCGAACCCAACACAAGCCGCCGGCAATAACGAATTAACGATAGTCTTTAAGTAACGTAAAACGAAAGACGGGAGATGTAAAACGTTTCCCGTTTCTCGTCTAACTTCTAACGGAGAAAAAATGCCACGCGAATTAAAAGTTTCAGATAAAAACTCAATTACAATTTTTGATAGCCGCACCGGCGAAAAGGTAACACTGTTTTATAAAACTCCAACTAACACAGAAACGATTCAATATCAGTCCGGTATTGTAAATGCAGTAACAAAAAAACAAGGTGTGGAAGGTGTATCAAATGTTCAGCTTGAATGGGCAAAAAAGTTTTTAACCGGATTCGAGGAAGGATACTTCTTGGTAGATGGAAAGCCGCTAACAACTGAAGACCCGGCTTGGAAGGAAGTAATTGCAGAGACAGCCAGCGATTTATTGTTTGTTCTTATTAAGTATTTGTTTGGTGAAGCTTCCTATGTAGTAAAGGAGGAAAGCCACCCTTTTTTAGTGAACTGAAGCGCTATCATAAAGCCCAATCTTTTAAGCCGGAAAGTTGGGAGGATTTTTTAGCGCGGTACGGCGGCGATGAAGAGTTTGCTAAAGCAGTGTACGAACGCAACCAAGCAGAAAAAAAAATTGATGATGAACCTTACGATGCAAGATTCCTTTTTGCCATGTTCATTTTAGATTTACAAAATGCCGGCTTCCCGATTGACACTGAAAGTATATCGCTGGAACAATGGAACTGGATTTCTCAACTGAAAGCGGCTATTCAAGAACTACAAATACAACTAGCAAAAAAACCCGGGTAATAAATGGCAGCGCAAAAAATTGAAATAACGATTGATGGAAACAACATCACCGCTATTAAGGCAATTGATGGAGTTGAAACCAAGTTAAAGGGATTGGGTGGCAAGGCTAAAAGCGCAGTTAGTGGTCTTGGCAATATGGCGGATGTGCTTGGCTTGAATGCTCTGAATGTTTCTGTAGGCGCTGCCGCCGCTGGTATTGGCGTAATGATTAAAAACACAATTGATCTTGCAGATAATCTTAATGATATGAGCAAAAGAAGCGGTGTAAGTGTAGAACAGTTATCAACGTTAAAATATGCTGCGGAAAATTCCGGCTCTTCTTTAGACGGACTTGGCACATCATTAAAGTTTTTAAACAAAAATATTTTTGAAGCTTCCACTGGTAATAAAGAATTAGGAAGTGCATTCTCATCGTTAGGCATAACGGTTAAAGACGCTGAGGGTAAGCTTATTCAAGGTGATCAAGCTTTATATCAAATTGCAGATAGATTTAAGAGCATGCCGGATGGCCCGGAAAAAGCCGCTTTAGCTTTACAAATATTTGGCAGATCTGGAACTGAAATGATACCTATGCTAAATGAAGGTTCTGAGGGTATCTTAAAAATGCAACAAGAAGCGCAAAACTTAGGAATGCAAATTTCAACTAAGACTGCGCAGCAGATGGATGAATTTAATGATAAGCTGGCTAGAGTTAAAGGCAGTGCTCAAGGTGCTGCGGTTTCTATTGTGGATGCATTTGGGCCGGCTGTTACTTCAATACTTACAAATTTTGCCGAGGGGTTGGATGTTATATTTGGTAAAGCAGAACTAATTGAGGGAATCCAATTCAAAGAACTACTAATGTCGATTGCTCAAGTAAATGAGTTTACAAAGTCGTTGGTTAAAACATCTAAAGAATGGCGTGAAGAACAGATCAAAATTATTCAACATCAGTTTGCTATTGCCAAAGGTGAGGAACTAACTGCAGAATTAAAACTCCATCAGTTAAATACACAGTTAGGAATATTGACATTATTAACTGATGAAGACAATATACAAGCCGAAAAACTCCGTACAGCAAAAGCCCAAGTCTCTGCATTGGCTCAGCAATTAGAGTTAATTAAAAAAATAATTGAAGAAAGTAAACCAAAAGGTGGCGGCTCAAATAATAACAATCCGGAGAAAGATAAAAAGGAGAAAAAAGAAGCTGAAGAGCGCCATCGTAATTTCATGAAGAATTTGAGTTACATTGAAGAGAACTCGACTACTAAAGGTGGCAGATTCTTTGAGGTGCCGGATAATTTAAAACCAAAATTAGAGTTTCTACCTTCCATAGATACATCTGGAATGCAAGAAAATATTGATGCAATAAAATCAAAAACAACAGAAGTTTCTACAGCAGCGCAAGCAGATTTTTATTTAATGCAGTTAGCTGGCACAGATACGTTTGGCGCAATTGGTAATTCACTTATGGAGTTTGCAACACTCAACGGAAAAACAAACAAAGAAATGTTTGCAGCCGCAAAAGCTTTCTCAATAGCTCAAGCAATTATGAATACATACGAAGGTGCTTCTAAAGCTATTGCACAAGGCGGCATCTTTGGCGGCATTATGGCTGCGGGTGTAATTGCAATGGGTCTTGCAAATGTTGCTCGTATCGCTTCCACTCAACCCGGTTCAACTAGCGGCGGCGGTGGTGGTTCAAGTTATTCTCCATCATCATCAATTACAAACGGCTCCGGCGCTCAAGCTTATGCAAATTCAATTACCAATAACAATTCTCAAAAACAATTCAATGTAACACTAGTTGTTAACGGCGATGTTGTGGACCCGGACCAGTGGTTCAGAAAAAATAAAGCATCCATACAAAAACTTTTTGACGATGGTATTGTAAACTTTGGCAGCAACTAAGGCACTCAGTCACTTAGGAACTCAGAAAATGAAAAAGCAAAATTTTGCAGATGTAATGAGAGGCGACCCGCGGGAACTTTCTATTTACTTAGTGAATGATTACTCCGCGCACAAAATAAGTTTTGGTGTTAAAGCCGGTGAACTTAGTAACATGCTTAATCTGGCTACTGCGGATATTCTTATTCAGAAGCTTAATAGTGCTGCGGGTGGTGATGATGATCAGATTACAGCTACCTACGCGAACGGCAAAACAAAAATTACAGTTAAGCTGGAGAAGGATGACACACAAGATTTTACTGAAGGAATTTACTCTTACGATATAACAGTCCAGCCGGCAGATAACAGCACCGAACCCGAAACAATTGCGATCGGCGAACTTGCCATGATTGGCGATGTGCAGACAGATTACGACGGCACAGACTTGCCGTCAGATGCCGAGCGTTATGTTGCTGTTTTAGTCAGCGATATTACAGATGGATATTTTGTTAAACGAAGCGGCGCAAGTTTTGTTGGTTATGATTTGGCAAGTGTAATTAGCGCAAGCCACAGCCACAGCAATAAAGCATTGCTGGATACTTACACGCAGTCAGAAGCAAATCTTGCCAGCGCTGTTAGTCAAATGCACACGCACGCAAATGCCGCCAATATTGCCAGCATAGATCAGAATCTTTCTACAAGTTCCAATGTGCAGTTTGCAAACTTAACTTTAACCGGCACGCTTACGGTGCAAGGAACAACAGTTACTGTTAACGCAACAACTGTAACCGTTGCAGATAATTTAATTTTGCTTAACAAAGATGAAGTTGGCGCCGGTGTTACAAACGCTACCGCCGGAATTGAAATTGAGCGGGGCAGTTTAACCAACTATCAATTTATTTTTGATGAGGTGAGTGATTTATTTAAGGTTGGAATGGTTGGCTCTTTGCAAGCTGTTGCAACTAGAGAGGACACACCTATTGACACAGCTCTTGCTTTTTGGAATGCAACACAGAGCCAGTGGCAGACAAGTAACTCACTAAGATGGAATGGCTCACAGCTCTCAGACGGCACAAATGCAGTGAGCATAGCAAACTTAAAGACGGCCTATGACCACACAGCACTTACTAACAACCCGCACACTGTAACAGCAACACAAGTTGGTTTGGGAAATGTGACGAATGAAAGTAAAGCTACAATGTTCACAAGCCCAACATTTACGGGTACAGCGACAGCCTCAACTTACGCAACAACATCGGCAACTATATTAAGTGTGCTTAGAAGTTCAGTAGAAAGAGCAAGTTTAACAATAGACGAAAATTCAACGGGTTTAACAATCAAGACCGTAACTGACTTGCCCGTTAGGTTTGGTACAACGAATGCTATAAGATGGCGGATACAGTATGGGTCAGGCAAACTCTTAGGTGAGCAAACAGCAAATTTTATTGGGGTGAATACCGTGGATGGTAGCGATACCGGCTATCTGAGTTTATCCGGCTCTTCTGAGGCGTCTGTCACAAGAGGGGCATCAATTAGTTTGTATGGGAACGAATCGACTTCGTTAAACCCATCTTATGCGGGGGATGTTCATATCTTTTCTGGTGTTGGTGGACAAGTCTGGATTGGATATACAACGTCGGGCGGTTCGGCGCAAGATGCTCTCGGCGTACAAAATGACGGCTCAATAGATTTATATGGGAACGTAAGAGTACAAACCTCTTTAGCCATAGGCGGTGCAAGCGTTGGGTCTTACGCTCTTGCGATTACCGGCGCAAGTTATTTCAATGGTGTTAATACTAATGCAGATTTAATAAGAATGCAATCAAGTATCCAAGTATTAAACAAAGCCCAAACAACATATTTGGCATTGGTTACAAGGGATATAACGGGTTCAGAAGTTGCCTATAATTTTACAAATGTTGGAACTATTAACGCCGCATCGGTTGTTAGTGCCGCATTCACTTTAATCGAATTACAAACACCACCCGCAAGTGCCGGCGCAACCGGTACCGCCGGAACAATTATATTCGGCACGGATGGTTATTTGTATCTCTGTACAGCTGCTAATACATGGGTTCGCACACAACTAACAACTTGGAGCTAATCCATGACACCAATTATTCTTTATTTGAATTTGCTTGAAGGCGCAACTTTAACAGCTACCGGAACCGAGAGTGGGTACGATGTTGAAAACATTCTGGACCAGAAAACTTTTACTTACTGGAAAGCCGCCGCCGGTACAAATAACTTGACTGCCGATTTCGGCAGTGCGGTTGCGGCCGATACGATCGGGATCTGCGGACACAACCTTTATACAGTAGGCGCTACAATTTATGTTGAGTACTCCACTGATAACAGTAACTGGACGGAAGCAACGCACGTAACACCGGCAAATGATAAAGCTTTGATGCTCACCTTTACTGCAGCAACAAAAAGATACTGGCGTTTAAGAATTGTAAACTCTTCCGGTGCGCCGATGATTGCAGTTTTTTATCTCGGCTCCAAAGTTGCGTTTGAGTACCCGGCAAACACTCCGCAGAATATTATTGATGAAGGTATTAACGCAGTTGAAGAAATGAGCAAAGGCGGGAACTTTCTTGGTGCTGTGGTAAACTACAAAGAAGGAGTGCTGGAAAGAACGTGGATTGATTTTACACGCAGCTGGCTTGTGAGTTACATGGATCCTTTCTGGGATAACCACGCAAGCCAGAAGAAAAATTTCTTCTATGCCGATGATCTTAGCTATGCAAGTAATATCTGCTTTTACGGAAGAGTGCCGAATGATTACCGCTACACTCCGGCAGTTGAGCGGCTGGATGTTATAGCGTCTTTTTCACTTAGAATGATTGCAACTAGATAGGCAAAAGGGAATAGGTACAAGGCAACAGTTAAAATGGAGTTTTGAAAATGAAAGCCAAAGAATATGCACAACAGTATTTTGATGCTGAAGATAAAGCGGATGCTCTTGGTAAAATTTATATGGGTTTCTTCGGTGAAATAGGGAAGATAAGTATTCAGAGAAATGTTCAAAGTAATTCCGGGCTGCTATCGGTTATTGAAGAATTAAACTCAAAATGGAAAGCTCTTTGTAAAATATTAAACAAAGCAGAAGAAACAGAATTTTTGAAAGAAGATGGATTTATTGAACTAACCAAGCGGAAAATTCCAGAGCTTGATCTTTTATTAAAACTAATGCCTAGTGCCTAATGCCTATCAGTGATTACAGAAATAGCGCTTCAAGAGTTCCGGTTACTAAAGTCATTATCAAACTGGATACTTGCACAAATGTGTTTGGTGTTGCGCCATGCACCGCTACCGGCGCGCAGTGCTATAATACATTCTACACTTGCAAGGATAAACCCAACTTTGCCCGCTCCACAAAGGATTATAAGTTTTGCAATGCCGGAGCTTCTCAGCCGGTACTTCAGTTAATAAACGCGCTTCCTTTGATTGATAGCATCTCTCACTTAGGTACGGAAATTAAAGACGATAAAACAATTACAGCGCGTGTTACTGTTGTGCTTAATGATGATCTCGATTATGATCAATCAACAGATCCTTACTGGAAAGCCCGCAACACAACTCTTCTAAACGCGCAAGGCAGCTACATTAAAAAACTTGTAGAAAGAAATCAGTTCTTTAAGGGACGCGTTGTTGAAGTGTATGAAGGTTACGAAGGTTTAGCAGACGCAGATTACGAACTAACTTTTTCCGGAAAGATTGAAAACATTACACGCGACGGCAGCCGGGCAAAGATTGAATGTGTTGATGAGATCTCCGATCTCGGCAAAAGAAAATATCCTTTTAAGACGGATCTGGAAACAGCCGAAACTATTGGCGCTTGCATCATTGCAAAGAACCAAGAAGAAATGTTAAAGCTAACTAGCTTGAAGCAAGGCGATTTTGCGCTGAGAACGGATTTCATTTATATAAAGCCAACAGTTGTATTATCTCAAGGTGGTTCACTACCTCAAGACGGTGTTTATTATTATGAAATAATTGCTTACAACGCGCAAGGAATTGCATTTGCGGCAACCGAAGTATTTTACTGTGATACCGTTTTGCCGATTGACCCTCTCGCAACTCCTCTTCAGTATTATTCGAAAGTTACAGTTTCATGGACTGCTGTTGATGGTGCTAGTTATTACCGGATTTATGGAAGAAGTAAAAACACAGACAATAACATTGATCACTACATCCAGCAAACCGGAACAAGTTTTGTTGATGATGGAACAGTAACTTTTCCAAATGAACTTGAAGCTCCAATAGTTGCTTACAGAATCTTTGAGCTGGAAGAAAACGACGCTACCGATCTGAATAACTGGACGGAAATTACAGCCGCGCAAACACTAGAGCTTAGCGCCGTTACCGGACTTGCAACGGAAGGTTGCATCAAACTTGAGGATGAAGTAATTTATTACAACGGTATAACCGGAACAACTCTGCAAAACATTTTGCGCTTGCAGTACAAAACCAAAGCCGAGACAAAACACTACGAAGGGACAAATATTTACTGGCTAATCTGGTACGGGCCAACAAACCCGTTTACTTTGCTTGCCGCTCTGTTCACTCTTATTGGTGCCAGTTATGATAGCTCCACGTTTTCCACCTATGCCGGGCTGTACAGCGGGATAAACTTTTCTTGCTATCCGCTCATCAAAGAAAGCGATTTTGCCAAACTGATTTTTGATCTCTGTTATGTTTTGGATTTGGAGCTGTGGGTAAATGAAAACGGCGAACTTACTTGTCGTTATGCAAGTGATGTTACTCCCGATTTTACAATTACAGACGATGCCAACATTATTGTTAATACAGACTCTGTTGATTTCAACCAAGAAGAAATCTTTACACGCTTCCTTTTGTGGTGGGATAGGAAAGATGTTACTAAAGCTACAACTGAGAAAACAAATTTTAACTATCTCCATTTTGATATTGACGCCGATGCTGAATCTGTTAACATGTACAATGAAGAAATTCCGGACGAGAAAACAACGGTTTGGATTAACAAAGATTGTGGTACTGTTGCTGAGATAGATACATACGTTAAAGCAACAATGAATAAGAAAGCCAAACGCTGCCGGATGCCGCGCGCAAAGTTTACGTTTGAAGTTGAGCTGAAGGACAGCGACATCAAAACCGGTCATAGAATTTCTTTAAGCAGTAATGCTTTTAACGATATTAATGGAAATGATTACAGCGGCAAAGTTGCGCAAGTAATTAAAAAAGAACCAAAGGGAAACCGGATTGCTTTAACTGTACGAATGATGAACACAGCCGCGGTTACAACAACGGGTTACAATACAGTCCAGACTTTCGAGAACCCCGCGCCGATTAAAAGCATGGCGCTGAATGAAGTTAAAGTTACGGGCTTGGTTGCTTATGATGACCAGAGCAACAGTTACACCGGAACTGCTCACGATGTGGAAGTAGCAAACTTTATTAAGCTGGTTTGGGATAACATGTATGCCAGCGAAGAAGAAACCGCAACAGACATTACGGGAACAACTTATAATCTAGCAACTACTATTGTTTATCCTTCTATGGCAGAAGTTGTGGATCTGGCCCAATGGCAAAAGACACACCGCTATAAAATTTATTTGTTTGTTGCCAATGCCGGGCAGACTGCACCAGCTACAGCTAGACCAACGCTAAGCGATGCAAACGGTAAATGGTACTTGATAGGGATAGTCCCGGATGTAAAGAGTCTGGACCCGACAAAACATTATTCTTTTACTTATAACCTTCCGGTGGCCGCGCTTAACAGATACATTTGTTTTGATGTGTACGCAGACTGCAATATTGTTTATGATACTTCTGCACCGGTTGCTCTCGAAGTTGAGGTGCTGCAATGATTGGCTCATTAAAAATAGCACGCGCGGGTAGCTATACTTTTACAGAGGAAACAGTAACTGGTGTTGGTGTTGCTTTCTTGATTGATGAAGACGATCTCTCCGGAACCGAGCAAGATTTTATTCGCATCAGAAAAAAGTTTGATTATAATTTTCTTGCCAGCGCTGTTGCAACTTCTGTTGTTGGTGGCATTTCCAACTCTGTAATGACTTTTGATCTTGGCGGCACAACCAGTGCCAACACCAAAACAATAAAAGTAATTGGCGGAGTTTCTCAGCACGAATTAATGAGCTTAGTTATTGGCAACAATGATGCTGTTTACATTCCTCATTTTGAAAAGGGAATAAGCGCAAAAGGTTTTGCGATTGCAGCTAGAGTTGTTGGCTCTGAAGATCCGCAGATAATTGATGCGCTTGGGAATGTAGCCGGAACAACTCTTAAGGTTAACACTAAGTTTTCTGTTGATGCAAACGGCGATATTATTAAGCTGAAGAATCTTACTTATTCTTTTCCGGCTTCTCACACAACAAACGGCTTCTTAAAAAACAACGGCACCGGTACTCTAACGTGGGAAACAATAACATCATTTGTTAATCCAATGAGTGCGCTTGGTGATATTATTTATGGCGGTGCAGCGGGTGCAGTTACTAGACTTGCCGGAAATACTACAACAACAAAAAAATATTTACAGCAGACCGGTGATGGATCTGCAAGTGCCGCTCCGGTATGGGCAACAATTGCATTTAGCGAATTAACAAGCAAGCCAACAACACTCAGCGGTTACGGAATTACAGATGCTGTTACACTAGGCACAGAGCAATCAATAACTGCAACAAAAACATTCTTAACTGTAAATATTACTTCCGGTTATAACTTAAATATTTACGGCAGTTTGGTTTCGCAAGCCAATTCTACTATGGTGATTCCATCCAGCTTACAAGGGACGGCCAGCGGTTCAATATGGTTTGATGGATCTGATCTGAAAGCATACACCGGACTTGCAACAGTTACATTTAGTAAGACTTCACACGACCATACATTTGCAAGTTTAACAAGCAAACCAACAACACTCAGCGGTTACGGAATTACAGATGCTGTTACACTAGGCACAGAGCAATCAATAACTGCAACAAAAACATTCTTAACTGTAAATATTACTTCCGGTTATAACTTAAATATTTACGGCAGTTTGGTTTCGCAAGCCAATTCTACTATGGTGATTCCATCCAGCTTACAAGGGACGGCCAGCGGTTCAATATGGTTTGATGGATCTGATCTGAAAGCATACACCGGACTTGCAACAGTTACATTTAGTAAAACGTCTCATACTCATTCTACGATGGTCACAACGGATACTGCACAAACTATTAGTGGGAATAAAACATTCACCGGTTCGTTAATATTTGATAACGAAATTGAACTAACACCAACTAGTGATGCAAACCAAAGTGTAAGCGGAAAGAATTCTTTGATCATTTACATAAACGATGTTAACTATGAAACCACACTTACAGACCCCACAGATGGACAATTGTTATTTGTTACTAATGATAAAGATTCGATTGACTGGTGCACAATAACACCGGTTAGAAATGGAGCAAATACAAGTTTACAATTAGCGGCGGGCGAGTCCGCGTTGTTGCGTTACAGAAGTTCAGAAAGTACTTGGTATGCAGCACAATTTTAATAAATATAATGGGAGTGTACAATGAAGCTAGATCTAAATGTTCTGTTTAGTATTTCTATCACAGCGGCGCTTGCTGTAATAGGTTTTCTAATTAAAGTCTTATTTGAAGGAATCAAAACAAGGATTGAAACTGTTGAAACAACCAGCACTGAAATAAAAGACAATTACATTGCAAAGTTTGCTGAGACAAACACTAACATTCAGCTATTGGGTGAGAAGATTACAACCAAGTTTGATGAAAAGATTGACCACCTCACAGATAAAATGGAAAAGAATTACGTTACAAAAGAATTCTGCAAAGCCATACATAGGAGCGAAAATGAAAGCACTATTTGAGTTTATTAAAAACGCACTTTCCAATAAAGGAATTGCTAGTTCTACCCGCACGAATGTTTTCATCATTGTAGTTCAGTGGAGCGCGGCTATAACAGCCGGTTACATTGTAGTGTTGATTTACTTTCCTCACTTGATAACTGATTATTTGATGATACTCATGGGCGGTCTTCTAGGTGTAATGGGAATAAAAGCTACAGAAAAAGTAAAATCTCTTCCAATTAATCCGGAGAAAAAAGATGAAACCAATTCTTAAGCAATTGGATTTTGTTGAAGCCGCGCAGCTGATTGGTTGCGAGGTTGCAGTAATAAAAGCTGTATGCGAAGTTGAAGCGCCTAAAGGTGGATTCTTACGCGATGATAAACCCACAATACTTTACGAACCTTTTCAATTTGGCGAGCTAACAAAACACAAACACAACAACACGGTAATCCAGATTGATAATGTTAACTATCCGCTTTCACTCAACAAAAGAAATCTCCCTTGGTCTATTAAGAATGCAAAGTATGGCACCAGCGATATTCAGCACGAAAAACTGGAAGCCGCAAAACGCTTGGATAAGAACGCCGCACTAATGGCTTGCAGCTGGGGCAAGTTCCAAATCCTCGGTTCAAACTATAAGTTGGCCGGCTTCAAAACGCTTGATGAATTTATTGCAGCTATGTACGAAGGGGAGCGGAAGCATCTATTTGCATTCGTCAACTATGTAAAGAACCGCAAGCTGGATGATGAACTAATTGAAAAGAACTTTGAAGCTTTCGCGTTTGCGTATAACGGACCGAAACAAGATAAAGGTACTGCCAACGAAACTGATGATTACGATTGGTTCTTGAGAGAAGCATACAAAAAACACGTAGCTTAAAATGGAAACTCAATACAAATGGTTACCAGCTCTTTATGCTACTTATTACGGAATTTTAGTTGAAGTTGCAAAGGAGCATGGATATGCTCTTGGATTACATGGGACTTTAACAAGAGACTTTGATATAATTGCTGTCCCATGGACACAAGAAGCTAGTTCACATTTAGATCTGTTGAAAGCCATAAACAACATAATTGGAATTGATCGCCGTAGTGAAAAACCTTTTGACTCAACTGAAATTAAACCTCACGGCAGAGTCTCTTATACTTTGCAATGCGGTGGCGGTGGTTATTTTGATATAAGTATTATGCCATTAGTTGGAGTTGATGATGCAAAATAAAATAGTTTATCTGTTATTGGGTGTGATAATAGTTATGCTGATCAGCGACATGTTCAAGAGCTGCAGTCGTGACCAGAAGTCCGAAGCCGAATATAAAAAACAGATTGAGCGGACCGAGAAGCTGAGCAAGGATCTTGAAGTACTGGCTAATAGGCGTGTAGATTCCATTCATACTATTGAGAAGAAATTAACCGAGAGAATCATCGAAAAGGAAAAGGTGCAACATGAGATTTATAACATTACTAATCTCGATTCTGTTGTTAAGCGCTATTACTATTGGCGGCCAGAGCAAGCTGATTCAACCAATCGATAGTGACTGGGCAAAGATCCACATCAAGGAACTTCAATATATTACAACCCAATATGTAGAGCTGGACGCGGCAAAGGCCGAGGTTGAAATGTCCCGGGAACAGATAGGAATTTACAAACGTGTTCTTGGCGATAAGGATTATGTAATCAAATTGAAGAACGAAGTAATTAGGACATTACAAATTCAGATTGAAGATCAGCGCCCGGCATGGTATAACAAATTTAGCTGGGGATTCCTTTCAGCTGTTGTAATTATCGTTGGGTTATTTGTAGCTTTGCAATAATTTCTAGTTGCAAAAAAGTTACCAGATTGGCAATAGTTTTTAAACTATAAATGTTGCATAAAGTTAGATATTATAACACGTTATATTAGAATTGCTTAGATCGGTTAACCTAGAAAGCTGTACACATAATGTATATTACTGCTTTTTTTAAGCAAAATGCGGAATTATATCTTTAGCATTTACAACAACTTACCCCAAATCTTTCTTTATTTCTTTCTCTCTGGTAATATCCCGCAATTCCTTTAGCTCTTTTTCGAGTCTTTCGCACTTTGTTACCAGCTTAGATATAGCTTCTATGCTTTTGGAATTATCATCATTGTACTTGGCTACGCGCTCGGCAGCTTTGTAGTACATAGTTTTCCATTCGTTCATTATAATCTGCTGCTGGAACATTACCTTTATGATTTCTTCTTTGCTAAGGTGCTCGGGGATAGGCCGCTCAAATTGTTTGGCGTAATACTCTGTAAAGTTTTTTTGAGCAAAGCCAAGCTGTACTAAACGATCTACAACACGGCCGGGTGGTTCACGGTGTCCATTAAGATAACGGCTAACTTCCGCGGGGGAAATTTCCAGCGCGGCAGCCAGCCGCTTTTGGTTTTTGTATTTACTTTCTTTAAGCCACTTACGGAGCGGCTTGCTTATCAGTTCATAGAAGATCGGGTTTACTTTCATTGTTCTGCCACTAAAAAAAACTTTTTTTGATCTGCAACTACTTGTGTCCCTTTATCAAAAATTATACATAGGAAAGGGATGTAAGAGTATTTGATTTTTGAAGAAAGCGATTTAGTTGTTTCTCGTTTAATTGGGCTGTGGGAAAGATTTTCATTTTTCAAGATAATATATGATTGTACTTCAAGCGGATGGATAATTTTATCTTTATAAAAATAAACGTTTGCGCTGTCCTTGTAACTATTAAAAATATATTCGCTAACTGCAATATTATTAATAGTGAAATGTTTGAATGGTGAAAAATATTTTTTTATTGGATATTTATAATACCATGTCGTGTAGTTCATTTGGCCGGAATGTTCCGGAGCTTTTGTTAAAACTAGTTCCTCTACTGTTGGAAATCCTCCTTCTACAGCGAATGGTTTGCCTATTAGATTTTTTACTTCCGAGGTAGATGAACCAATTGAAATATTTGAGCCAATGGTTTTTAGATACTTAGACATTTCGGCAGTTTGCGCAAATGCAAAGGAAGTGAATAGCACAGCTAAAAAAATTATTTTTTTCATAACAGCCCCTCTAGTTTGTGTTTGTACCTTTTTTTAATTCGCTGAGTTCTTCCAGCAGTTCATTGTTTACTTGCTCGTAATCATTTAATTGTAATTTGAGCTTATCATTTTCTTCTTGTAAATCGAACACTTTGATCTTGAGCCTATCAAGATCATCATGCAGTTTCTTATTCTCCGCGAGAATAGTTTTGTAGTTCATCCCGAATCCCTCCACCGGTTCTTTTACTGTATTTGTATTTGTTCCGTTAAGTAACCAATTCAAATCACATCCTAGTTCTGCGAGTCTGGAAAGTTTCTCAGCTCCTAGTAAACTTTCGCCACTGAAGTAATCATAAAGTTGCTGCGGGTTTTTCATCCCTAGTTGACGAGAGAATTCCGACTTTGAAGAAAAATTTTTTTCGGCAAAAGTCTTCAAATTTTGCCCGATTTCATTGTTTTTTAACAACTGTAAAAATTCCTTAAAATATTGCTTGACAAACTGTAAAATATTTCCTTATGTTCACCCTTAGAAAATGAACAGTAAAGGGATTAACAGCAAAATGAGATTCTTTTCTAACACCACAACCGTAGTTACCTACCCAACTAAAACCAAAAACACAAGAAGCCGCTGGCAGTGGGTAGTAACTGTGCCTCGCAGACCAATAGTCATATTCCGCAATCCGTTTATTCGCTTGTACTTTCTGTTATTCCCATTTCGCTTGCAGAAAAGGGTGCAAGAAATTTACAATGACTGCACAATAGATTTATCAAGACATGTTTGGAACTGACCATGCCGTTACTTTTTGAATATTGTTTTAGTTCATACAAAGCATCTAAAAGCTGTAAGGAATCTTTGCCGCACATTGGGCAAGAATACCTAATACCGGCTTGCTCTAGTTTCATTTCAACTTCGGCTTTTTGCTCTTCAGATAACTTCAAATTAGCTCCAATCAATTTAGACAGTAAAATAATTAACAGTTGAGTGAATAACAACATGACAGAACTAACATTATCACAGAAAAAGAAACTTGTAGCACGCGGAAAGAAGCTCGATTCGCTGCGGGTTAGGTATGAGGCAGAGAAGAAACTCGGTAAAGATTTCAGAAAAACACTTGAAGACAACTTTGCTGTTTCTAATGTAGCAATCAGTAGGGCGCTGAATGGTACGCTTCCGAGCTTGCTATTCCGGATTAACGAATACATCAAGTCACTCAATTAATTGTAAAGCATTTATCAATGGAAATAAAAATTAAATACCTCGAACCACGAAAGCAGATACACTCGATAAACATGTCCAGCTCCTTTTTGTTGAGTTCTAGTTACGCAACAGAAAGGTTGGCTGCTTGGAATAAATAGGTAAATCGTTTGGATAAATCTAAAGAGGGCATCATGGATTCACCAAGGCAATTAGAGATTAACAAGATCATCAATGAGCGGAAACTAAAACAAAATTGGATGGCCGGCGAAATCGGCAT